GTGTTCAACCTGATCGTGTCGAGCTTTGATGGCTACAGCCATTCGTGGTCGGAGATCGGGTTCACGCTGACGAACACCAGCGGGACGTGGGCGAGCGCCGCGGCCGTGCTGACGAACAACGCGCTGGGGAACGAGGCCGCCATCCACGGCTTCGCGTGTGTGGACACCGGGAGCGCGGGCTGTCTGCAGTCGGCCGGGGCGCTGGCGACGGGCTTTGCCTCGGGGTTCGGCGCGAATCCGCCGCCCCCGCCGCCGCCGCCTCCGCCGCCCCCGCCGCCGCCGTCTCCGGTGCCGGAGCCAACCTCGCTGCTGCTGCTCGGGTCGGGGCTGGTTGGGGCGCTCCGATGGCACCGCCACCGGTAGACAAGATCACCGCGCCCATTGACGACAACGAGACATGGGTGCAATGTCGGGTCTGCGGCCGGTGTTACCCGGTGCACCCCGTGCCCGGCCTGCTCTGGACGCTGATACGCGCCTGCTGGCGCTGCGAGGACCGTCATGCAAACCACCGGCACCTTCCCCGCGCTCAGTGAGCCGCGCAAGCCCACGCGGCGTCCCAAGCCCCCGAAGCCGCCGAAGAAGTAACCGGTGCCGCCCCCGTCCACGGTCTACCCGCGGCCGACCCGGCGCAAGCTGAAGCCCCCGAAGCTCGGCGCGTCGCCCTTCGATGTCACGCTGACCGCGACGCGGAGGAGATCGACCGGGCGCTGGCGGCGCGCGGGCCGATCATCCAGCCGGGCGGCGACCTCGACTACTGGCACTGGCTCTACAAGCAGGGGAAGCGCAACGTCAAAGACCTGCCCTTCCCCGGCGCGGCCGACCTCTCGACGTGGATCATCGCCGAGAAGATCGACGCGATGCGGGCGCGGTTCTGCAAGACGATCTTCGTGGAGCCGGTGTGGGTCGTGGACGGGTGGGGCAGCGCGGCCCCGCGCGCGTCGCTGGTCGAAGAGTTCCACCAGTGGAAGCAGGAAGAGGAGCGGCTGCAGGGGTGGCTGCAGCGCACGCTGCAGCTGGCGCTCATCGAGGGCACGGGCGTGCTGGAGTGCAGTGAGCGCGCCGACATGATCAAGCAGCGCAAAGTGCGCCAGCTGCAACCCGAACTACATCCCGGCGAGCAGCCGGGCGACCCGGACATGGTGGTCGCCGACGACCGGGGCGTCGTGGCCCCGGCGCTCGATGATCAGGGCGCATACATGGCGGCCGCCGCCCCGGAGACGACCGGGGCGATCACGACGCCGGTCGATGAGTTCGTGCCGGTGCGGCGCGGCCCGAGCTACCGCAACGTGTCGCTGCGCGACTTCCTGATCCTCCCGGCGCACGCGCAGGACGACTCCGAGGTCTGGTGCTACGCGAAGCGGTTCTGGCGGCGGCTGAAGGAACTGCAGAGCCGCGCGACCAGCGGCCTCTACGACAAGGACGCGGTGGAGGCGCTGGCCGCGACGAGCGACCGGACACGCACCGAGTTGCCGCAGAGCGTGCAGGCCGCGGGCATCGACGTGGCCGCGCAGAGCACGCCGACGACGATCGAGAAGGAACTCTGGGAACTGCACGTCCTGCTCGACCTTGACAACGACGGCAGCGAGGAGTGGTACATCATCACGCTGTCGAGCATCCACCGGCAGATCCTGCGCGTGCAGCTGGACGACCTCGGCTTGCCGCGCTACCTGCTGTTCCGGCCCGCCCCGAACCCGCTGAACGTCTACGGCGACAGCCACGTCGATAAGCTCGCGTCGATCGGCGAAGAGCACATGGGGACGCGCAACGCGATCGCCGACCGCAGCAACCTCGTCAACAACGCGCCGATCAAGCGCCTGCGGAACAGCGGCTGGGACATGGACGAGGAGCCGTGGGGCGTCGGCGCGGTCATCACCGTGCAGGACATGAACGACGTGCAGCCGGTGGCGCTGCCCGACGTGCCCGGGTCGATGGCCGGGCGCGAGCAGGCCGTCATCGACGCCGCCGAACGCCTGAGCGGGTTGAACGACGTGACGCTCGGCAGCGCGCCGCAGGAGAGCCGCACGCTCGGCGAAGTGCAGATGGTGACCGAGCAGAGCTTCGTCCGCATCGAGGAGCAGGTCCGCAACATTCAGGAGACGATGGAGGATCTGTTCAAGATCCGGCACGAACTGTGGCGGCGCGCGGCCGACGAAGCGCCGCTGGAGCCGAGCGAGCGGTTCATGCAGCAGCTGCAGTTCCGGCAGATCGACCTGAAGGACGGCGGGATCGACGGGCAGGCGCTGGCCGGGACGTTCCACGGGAAGCCGCACGGCAGCGTCGAGAGCGCGGACAAGAGCAAGCAGCGGAGCAACTACAACGGGTTCATGCAGGTCATGGGCGGGTTCGCGCAGATGAACCCGTCGCTGCAGCAGGTCTTCTCGTCGCCGGACGTGATCGTGCCGCTGTTTGAGCAGGCGCTGTCGCTCTACGACTCGCCGAATAAGGGGCAGCTGATGCGGGCGCTGCGGCAGTGGCAGGTCCAGCTGGCGCAGCAGGCGATGATGCCGCCGCCGCCCCCGCCGCAGCCGGGTGCCCCTGCAGGCGCTCCAGTGGGCGCTGGCGCGCCGCCGCCGCCGGGAGGGCCGGGTGCCCCACCCCCGGGGCCGCCGCCGCCCCAAGGGCCACCGGGGCCGCCGCAGGGGCCGCCCCCGCCGATGATGGGCGGGATGCCGCCGCCGCAGGAGCCGCCGCCGGACGTGGTGCCGGGGATGGGGTCGATGCCGCAAGTGCCGCCGGACCTGCTCGCGCAGATGTCGCTGGCGATGTCCGCACCGGGTGGGGTGCAGTAGATGCCGATTCACGCGCGCGATTTGAACGACGTGTTCACGTATCACGCCCCCGAGGGGCGGCAGCCCGAGCAGTACGCGCGGCTGCGGGAGGCGGCGAAAGCCTTCGCGGCGGTCATCCTTGAGGAGACGCCGACGTGCGGCGACCAGCAGGCCGCGCTGCGGCATGTGCGCGAGGCGCTGATGACCGCCAACGCCAGCGTGGCGCTGGGCGGGCGCGTCTGATGCCGCGACGGCCGCCCCCGCCCGAGGCGGATCCCGACGCCGTCCTGCAGCGCATCGCCGATCTGGAGGCGCTGCTCACGTCGCCGGGCTGGGCGTATGTGCTGACCGAGATCAGCACCCGCTACGGGCCGCGGGCGTTCATCGAGACGATGGGCCAGCTGACCAAGCAGGGCACGGCGCAGCAGATTGGCGAGCACGCGATCGCCATCGTCGCCGCGCATCAGGCCGTGGGCGAGGTGCTGGAGTTGCCGCGGCAGCGGCTCGCGGAGTTGCAGCGGAAGGTCGCGACGCAGCGGGAGCCACCGGAGCGCCCGACGCTTGGCCCGAACGTGGAGTACAGCGGATGAGGCTACGTCCCGATCTGGTGCTCATCGCCCTCCCGCCGTGGCCGATACTGCAGCGGCGCGACGGGCGCATCCTTCTGCCGCCGCGCAGCGACAATGACCGGGCGGGCCTTGTGCTGCAGGTCGGCGCGGCGGTGACCCAAGTCGCCGAGATGGACAAAGTGATATTCGACGCCTACGAGGCCGAGGACGTGAGCATCAACGGCGTGCGGGCCGTGCTGGTGCCGGAGTCGGCGCTCGACGCGATCGTGGAGTGACGTGGTAATGCCTGACGACGTGATACTGGAAGATGCGATGGGCGGGATGCCCCCGGCCACCGCGCAGACCCTCCCGCAACCGCCGCAGCCCCCGCCTGCGCCCGTGCCGCCGCCGGACCTCTCGCAGCCGCTGGTGGACCCCGACGAGGCACCGCCGACGGAGGAGGAGCCGCCGACCGAGCCGGAGAACGAGGGCGACCCGGACGCGCCGCAGCCCGGCCAGCGCCGCAGTGTCGTCGGCGATCTGGTGCGCGAGCGCGAGCGCCGCCAGATCATCGAGCAGAACCTGACGCAGTCGCAGGACTTGATCCGGCAGGTCATGTCGCTGCCGGGCGGGATGGAACTGCTGCAGGCCGCGGCCACCGGCCAGCCGCCGCCGGAGCGCCCGACGCGGCCCGGCGAACTCTCGGCCGAGGATCAGGCGCTGGTGCAGGAGGCGCAGGAGGTCGCGCAGGATCTGGGCCTCTACGACGCGCAGGGGAAGCCCGACCTGAAGACCGCGGCGCGCATCGTGCTTCGGGACCGCAAGCGCACCGAGACGATGGTCAAGCAGGCGCTCGGGCCGCTGCAGCAGACGACGATGTCGCTGGCCGCGCAGCCGGTGATCCAGCGCGTGCTGGCGGTCGCCGACCAGTTCGGCATCGACCGCAACCTTGTGTGGCAGGGGCTGCAGGCGACGCCGCCCGAGCACCTCGGTAACCCGGAAGTGCAGCAGGCGGTCCTGATGATGGCGCTCGGCACGCAGACGATGCTCGGCAGCGGGCAGCAGCCCCAGCAGCAGCCGAACGGGCAGCGGCAGCCGCTGCCGCGCGGTACGCCGATGCAGCGCATGGGCGCACGCCCGCCGCTGTTCACCGAAGCGCCCGGCGGGCGGCCGCGCGCGACGGCGCAGCTGGACGAGGTGTTCCGCGAGCGGCTGCGCTCGACCGGGATGAAGGACGAAACCATCAACGCCTCGCTGGAGCGGTTCGTGCCCGGGGCACCGAACCGGCTGGAGTAACCCATGGCCCGTGTGAAGAGCCGCCTCGAAATTGAAACCGAGCGCCTGCAGAAAGGCGTGAAGGCACGGCTGAAGGAAACCGTCGCGCAGCAGCGCAAGGTCAGCGACGCGGATCTGGTCGAGGCGTTCAAGGAGTTCGAAAACATCACGGTCGCCGAGCGCCGCCTGACGGACCCGAACCTACCCAACGCGCTGCCGATCCGGCTGAAGGACGAGCCGCAGGAGCACGAAGACCGGCGCGGCACGCGGCGGAAGTGGTACCTGCGGTGGATCAATCTCGCGATGCCGAACCGCCACCACATCGCGCAGCAGAGCCTCGGCTACGCGCCCGTGCGGTGGGAGGAACTGCAGACGGCCGAGGTCATCAGCAACCCGTTCAAGGGCGACGAGTTCGTGCGGCGCTCGGAGGGCGGGAAAGAGGCGCTGATGAAGATGCCCATGGCGCTCTACCGGCGCATCAAGGCCAAGCAGCACGAGCAGCACGCGCGCACGATGACGGGCCGCGCGCTGAAGGAGTCGGCCATCGCGGCGGCGGTCGCCCGCGGGCTGTCCCCGGAGGACAGTGAGAGCGTCGGCGAGGTGGTCGGCTCCATTAAGGTCGGGCGGGATCGGCTCGTCAATCCCGACGATGCGCCGCTCGATGCCCCGGACCCCGGCGACCCCCAGCCGTAGGAGATCCCCATGTCGATCATCGGCCTGCTCGTCGCGCTCATCCTGCTGTGCCTGATCATCTGGGCCGCGCAGGCGCTCCTGACCGCGTTCGGCATCGGCGACCCGCTGAAGACCGTGATCTGGGTCGTGGTCGTGATCCTCGCGGTGCTGATCGTGCTGGGCTACGTCGGCGCGCCGATGCCCGCCCTGCGACGCTGACGCTTGACAGCGGGGCGACGCGCTCGTACTCTCGTCGCGACCGGCTGGGGCGGGTTTCCCATTCGTCGTCGGGTTACTCCAGTGGCCTGCACGCGCGTGTCCGGCCCGCCCCGCCAGTTTTTCGCCTCCCCGGTGTCACGCGCGCCGGGGCACACGGTGTGACTCCAGTGCGTGCTGCTGCTCGTTCCCCCGGTTGGCCGGGAGCGACTGCGTCGAGGCCAACCCGCAACCCCGAACGATAGGCGTCTGCGCGCCCGCGCGGACTTTCAGGGCGAGGGTTTTCATGGTCACTTTTACTGCCGGGGCGAATGATCACTTCCGCCCGTACCGGTTGTCGCGGCACATGTTCTTCCTTGAGGCCGCTGGGCAGAGCTTCAAGGCGGGCCATGTGGTCACGCTCGACGCGGCGGGTCGCATCATCAAGGGCGTCACGGACCCGGCGGCGGCCACGGTCGTCGGCGTCGCATCGGAGAAGGCGTCGGGGGTGCTGGGCACCAAGATCGGCGTCTACGTCGCCGACGAGAACATCGAATTTCAGGGCCGCGTGCAGGACACGGGCGTGCTGGCGCTGACCAACGTCGGCAAGCAGTACTCCATCGTGCTCGATGGCACCAACGATATCTTCCGGGTGGACCTCAGCGACACCACGAACAAGAACGTCATCGTCACCGAACTGATCGATGCGGTCGGCGACGTGAACGGGCGGGTCGTGTTCAAGTGGGTCAACGCCGCACGCGCGGTGCAGGCGTCGTAGTCATCGCCGCCATCAGGGCCATCAGGGAGAACCGACCATGCAAGTACGCGGCACTTTTGCGGCGCTCTACGACAACGTCGATAAGACGGTCTACGCGCTGCTCGGCAAGCAGCTGAAGGAACTGCCCCCCATCTGGACCGACATCTACTCGCGCAAGAGTTCCTCGCGCAAGTTCGAACGGTTCCAGACGGTCACCCCGTTCGGCGACGTGCCCGAGAAGCCCGAGGGCAGCGTCTACGCCTTCGACCTGATCCGGCCCGGCTACAGCAAGGACGTGACGCCGGTCGAGTTCGGCCTCGGCTTTGAGGTCACCGAGACGGCGATGGAAGACGACCAGTTCGACGTGCTGCAGCGGCAGGCGTCGTGGCTGGCCTTCTCCGCGCGCGTCGTGCAGGAGAAGTACGCGGCGATCCCGTTCAACCTCGGGTTCTCGACGCAGCTGGCCCCGGACGGCGTGTCGCTGTTCAACACGGCGCATGTGCTCGCCGGGGGCGGCACCGCGCGCAACCGTCCGGCCACCGATGCCGACCTCAGCTACGACTCGCTGAATCAGGCCATCGTGGACGTGCAGACGGACACGAAGCTGGAGAGCGGCCAGCTGGTCGCCCCGGTGATGTCGTGGATCCTCTACGTGCCGCCGCAGCTGGAGATGCTCGCCGCGCGCCTGCTGAACAGCACGCTGCTGCCGGGGTCGGTGGACAACGACATCAACCCGATCAAGCAGCGCCGCAACATCCGCATCGTCACCAACCCCTACCTGACGGATCAGGACGCATGGTTCCTCGTCGCCGATGCGAAGGAAACCCATGGGCTGGTCTGTGTCGATCGCGTGGGCATCACGGCCGCGCCTGCCATGCAGGACGCCCGCACCGGGAACCGCATCTACAAGGTGCGCTTCCGGCAGGCGTGGGATGCGTTCCTCTGGCAGAACATCTACGGGACGGCAGGCGCGTAAGCGCCCGCCGTGGACCGCCGGGTGCGCGGGGTACAAGCCAGCCCCGCGCGCCCGGCCCGTAGTGTTCCACATGGAACACTGTCGCAGTTCAGACTAGGAGCCAGCCATGCACTTTACGGGCGTCTTCGCCATGGGCCGGAAGATCGTGGACTACGTCTTCCGTCCCCTCGATCAGGCGGGCCTGCCGAACTACAACACCGCCGGGCCGGTCACCTACCTCGCGAGTGACCTGCTGCAGCGCCTCATCCTGCGCGACTGCAACGGCGCGGCGCGCTCGGACGTGACGCCCACCGCGCAGCAGATCATCGACGCGCTGACGGTGATGGGGCGGCCCCCGGTCCCCGGGCACTCGTTTGAGTTCATCCTCCGTAACAGCACGGGCGGCGCGTTCGCGATCACGCTCGTCGCGGGCACGGGGGTGACGCTCTCGCCGGGCGCGATCACGGTCACGCAGAGCAACGCGCGGGCCTTTCTGGTCGTCGTCAACGCCGTGAGCGTTCCGGCGGTCACCATCTACTCGCTGGCGGGCGGGGCGTTCTAATGGCCGGGCTGACCGTGCCCCTCATCGACAAGCCGCTGCTGGCGGCGAAGACCGCGCTGAACGACGTGGGCGTGGGCGCGGTGGACGTGGCGGGGTGCGCGAACCTGAGCTTCGCGATCGTCGGCAACGGCGCGGTGAGCGCGGGCGCGGTGCAGCTGGAGGAGTCGCACGACGTGAACTTCGCCGGGACGTGGGCCGCACTGGGGACGCCCTCGACGCCGATCACGGTGGTCGGCAACGGCGTCGTAGTGATGAAATACAACAACACCGCGAAGGCCGTGCGGGCGCGCATCTCGACCGCCGTCACGGGCGGCAGCGTCAGCGTCGTCCTGACCGGGCGGTAGGCGATGACGTTCGCCGACCTCTACGGCGAGGCGCTCAACCACGAACTGGGCAGCGCCGACACGACGCAGCTGTTCACGACGGTGCGCCGCAAGTACGCCATCAACCGCGCGCACAAAGAGTTCGCGCGGCTGGGGAAGGTGTCACTCGCGCGCGACCTCGTGATCCCGCTGATCAGCGGGGTGGTCAATACCTACAACCTCGACACCGCGAGCGCGAATCGGTTTGTCGCCTTCGGCCGCGCGCCGCTGCGGCTGGTGGTCACGACCATCGCCACGGGGAAGGGCCACAACGAGACGCTCACCTTGCGGTCGAGCGCCTACATGGACGAGGCGCAGGCGGGGTGGCGCAGCGCCACGAACCTCGGGCATCCCGACACCGTCGTGTACGAGCCGATCGACGGCATCAATTACCTCTTCGTGATCCCGTTCCCGGTCATCCCGGCGACTGAGACGTGGGGGCTGAACGTGCCCTACGCGGCCAACGCCGCCGACATGGTCGGCGACACCGACCTGCCCTTCGATGGGCGGCCGGACACCGAGCCGTTCCACTGGGCGCTGGCGCACTTCGCCGCGGCGCAGCTGGAGCGGCTCCGAAAAGACCCCGACGCCGAGAAGAACCAGATCGCGAAGTTCGGAGCCTACATCGAGGACTGGAACGCGAAGAGCATCCGGCCGCCGGGCGCGCACAAGCGCGTGCTGATGCAGCGCGACTACATCGGCGAGTCGAGCCGCGTCCGCGCTGGGATCACGGTGCAGGGCGACCCGCGTGTCTAAGATCACGCTGACGTTCGCGTGCGGCTGCCAGCAGACGCTGGAGGCCGGGGAGGCGGCGACGGCCGAGCCGCACTGCACGGTGCATGATTGTTGGGTGGTGTCGCGCGTGAACGCGCCCGCGCCCCGGTTCCGCGGGGTCGGTGGAGTCACCGGCCCGCTCGTAGAGGAGCAGAAGCCATGACGACGCCGACCGATCCGAAGATGGCGGCCCCGGCCCATCCGGTGGCCCCGGCGGCCCCCAAGCCCCCCGAGGCTCCGAAGCCCCCCGAGGGGCCGAAGGCCAAGGCGACGCCCTACGAGACGCGCGAAGCGATCATGGGGTGCGGGTGCCGCATCATCATGGACGCGGCGACCTACGATGCCGAGGGCGCGCACTGCGCGGTCCACGACAACCGCGAAGTCGTGCGCGTCATCAAGGTGCCGCCGGTCACGCTGCCGGACGTGCCGGTCGAGCACGTTGCTGAGAAGAACGGCAACGGGAAGAAGGCGGCGGCTCCCGCCGCCAAGAAGTAGGCCGATGGCCTCGTCGTACGACTACTACGGGCAGCAGAAGCAGTCGCAGCAGCCGTCGCCTTACATGGCGTCGTCGTCGGCGGGGAACCCGGCGTCGAGCTACGGCAGCAGCGGCGGCGCGCAGGCCGGGTCGCAGGGCACGCCTGCGCCCACCTACGCGGCCCCCACGCCGTCGTACGCGCAGCAGAAGCAGACGCAGCAGACGGCCGTGCAGGGCTACCGCGCGCCCGCGGGAGCGAACCCGAACTACCCCTATGCGACCTACACCTACGGGCAGCCGCCGTCGCAGGAGGCGCTGTATCAGGCGGGCCTCTACGCGACGCAGCCGCGGCCGGGCGCGCCCGCGCAATACAATTCCTCGCCCCAGCAGCAGCAGGCGTTCGTTGCGCCCTACGCCGCGCAGCAGCAGCAGCAGGCGCAGCAAGCCTACGCGCCGTTCCAGACGCAGCAGTACGCGCAGACCGGCTACCAGCAGACGAACCAGAACACGGGGGTCGTGCCGCCGGGCTACGGTGGTGGCTACGCGCCGCAGGGGGTGG